GTCCGGGTCAATGTCCTCGAAGAAATAGTTGAACCCGCCGCCTTGATTGGAGAGGCAGAGCAGTTCCCCGCGCCTGCAGGGAATGAGAGACACGTCGATCACTTCGTTGGCGAGTATCTTCGAGACCGTTCCGCTTACCTGCTGTTGTGGGCCAAGCGCCGGGGGATAATACACCTTCTCATTGATTTTCGCGCTGCCGACTTTCTCCGAGTTCTTCCAGATTTCCACATCCCCGTTTGACCAAAAGCGCAGGCGAATATCCGCATCTGTGCCTTCGCCCCATCCACACTCCATACTGACAATAGATTCGTTCCCGCTGTTGTAGTTTATCCAACTAAGCCACATGGGACGATTGCGCGGATAGCTGGCGAGAGTGTAGACCTTCGTGTTCGCGTCTTTACTATGGACGTAGTAGTTCCCATCAATGGGAGGCCGCGAGTATTCGGCCCACGAGGAAGAAGCAGCGATAGAGAGTTCGGACTTCCGCAGACGCGCATAGCTGCCGGTGACGGTCGTCAGCCATTCAGGAGTATAGGGAAGCGGCGTCAGCATCCCGGTATAGGTGATGTTATCCACGCCCGCATCCGCAGAGGCAGGAATATCCCACTGCTTCCCACTGATGACCTGCGCCAGCCTATCGCCGACAATGCGCGGCTGTGGCGGGTCTATGGCGATATGGAGGGTATCCGTCGCCACTACCGGCCCCCGTTCGCCTGCAAGTCGGCCTGCTCATATACCTGACGCGCTATCTCTGCGACGGCCTGAGACAGTTTGTCTTTCCCCGCGTTGATCGTGATGCTGCGGTTTCTGTCCATTCCCCGGCCACGATAGCGGTCTATCGCCTGAATCCCCATGCCTGCAATATCGCCACCGCCGAGCGCGTACCGTTTGAAATCAATGCTCCGGGTATTCTCTGCGGTCTGCTTCGTGTTGCCTTCAATATCGTTCAGGGTTTTGAGTGCCGGATTATCCGGGAATTCCATACCGGGAGGAGCAGAAGGAACGTTGACAGGCGCGCCGGGCTGCTGCCCTGCAATCTGCAACCCTTTGAAGAACTTGCCGAGTTCAGAGGTGATCTTCAGCCCGCCGACAAACGACGCAGCGGACGCGATACCCAACACGACCGCGCCGAAGAAATCGCGGAACGCCAGTTTAACGAGCGCCATCACGCCGAGCAATGTGCCGAGAACCCCGAAGACGACGCCCACGAACTTGACAAAATTCTTCCCGATGTTCTGTAGGAATTTCTCGAAGTTCTTGTCTTTGCCGATGTTTTCCAGCCACGCCGAAAGTTTATCCAGCGCAGGGTTCAGGTACTTCGTGAGCGCATCCCCGGCCTTTCGCAATACTTCCTCCCATTTGTCTTTCACGGTTGCAAGTTTGGCATTCGTGGTATTCGCTACCTTGTCCAGAATCCCGCCGTATTTGCTGTTAATGATGCGCTCCAGCGCGTTCATGGTGTCGCGTGTGCTGCTGAGAAGGCTTCCCTGCGCGTCGAACTTGATCCCCTGTTTCATAAAGTCGAGCTTGGACAGTCCCGCGCCAGAGAGCGCTTCGAGGTCGGGGAAGTCGCCACTCGCAAGCCGTCCGAACAGGTTCACAAAGTCGCCGAGTTCCTTATTAGGAAATGCCGCGCCGAGTTTGGAAATAAGAGGCAGCGCTTTCTCCAATGGCACATTGAACGCTTCCAACTGTGTACCCGCTTGCGCGAGTTGCTGGAAGGTGAACGTTGAGGGAATGGCAAGACGCTTGATAAAGTCGAGTTTCTGCGCGGTCTTATCGGCGCTCCCAGTGAGGGCTTCCAGTGTCACGCGGAACTGCTCGAACTCTGAGGCGGCAGCGACCGCATCCACCGCGACTTTACCGACCGCCGCCGCAAACACGCCTGCAAGCGTCAGTGTCAGCGTTTTTACGCCATTGACCGCGCCTTCCACCTTCGACTGAAAAGAGGCGGTCTTGCGGCTGATCTTGTCGAGGTTCGACGTGTACTTATCCAGCAACTCAAAAGAGGTAATAAATCTGTCTACATTAACGGCCATTTTGGAACCTTTTGAAACAAAACGAACTTTCGGCGCGTCAAAGCGAGATTGAATCCGCTCTGAGGTGTCGCTATGGAAACGAAACGAAATCCGAACCTGCTCTATGCCTGCATCGCGGTCTTAGGCGTCTGTCTGGCCTGTGTCGCTGTCTCCTATTTCAACAGTGTATCCCGCGTGGCCGAAGCCTCCCAGATGAAAGACGCCGCGCAGTTTAGTCGGCAAATCTTGCAGAACCAAAACGACTATTGGAAGAAACTGGAAGAGACTAACCGCCCAGCATCGAACGCTGTTTCTGAGCCTCCCGCTCGGCTTCCAGAATATACGACGCCAGGAACTTCCGCGCCCGCGTCCACTCCGTAGCGTTCCACTCTTCCGGCAGAGTGCTGTTCATGAACTTCCGACCGATCTCCACATACAGGAGCATCAGGGGATCGGTCGTCAGTCGTTTTTTTCCGTCTCCAACAGTTCCGCTTCGCCCTCTGCCGCGCCTTTTGTTCCCGCTTCCAGTATCGGGCCAGCGATTTCCAGCAGCGCGTCTCCGCCTTTTGCGTTCAACCTGAGACACTGTAACTGCGTAAGTTTCGGCGCGATAAGCAGTTCCGTTGCAAAGATAATCATCGTCGCAGCCTTTTTGCTTATTGGCTTTTTGAGAAACGGCTTCCACGCCTTAAAAGCCTCCGGGATTTTATCCTCTGGAGTCTTTCGCAAGTTCTCGCACCGTTCCATCAGGGAGTCCGCCTTCTCCGTCAGACGGATTTTCTCGGATAGATTGGTGAGGCGTTGCGCCCGGTACTTCCGAGCTTGTTTGCCTTTTCCAACCGGGAAAACAAGTTCGCCCTCTTCCTGCTCAAACTGCTCTATCAGATCGTCAAAACTGCCCTCTGGAAGAGAATCAACATCTATCTCTTCCTCAGCAGATTCCACTTCCTCAATATCAATATCTTCGCTCATAGTCTCCTCTTAACTGCTCGCCGTGATGGTGGGTTCGCCTTTGAACTTCAGTCGCAGCGCATCCGTCTGCCCGTCGCTGTCTGGCATGTTGCGCGTAAATCCGAGAACGAGCGCATTTCCGCTGCAGTTGATGCCGCCACTCGTCCGGCTCTCGAACACAACCGCGACGGCGTTCCCGGCGAGCATTGCCACCAGCGTCACGCCTTCCGTGCTGTTCACGCGCTTGTTAATATCGAGGGTTGCGCGGCTGATACGCCCGACCGGGTCTTCCCAATCATCTTTCGCAGCGCGAGCGTACTGCTCATCGGTCTCGAACGTGAGCGTACAGTCCTGAAAGTCTGCCAGTATATCGGTTCCGCCAACGGTGAGGATCGTCGCCTCTCCGGTGTAAACGCTTGCCATTAGTTATCCCCTCCCTGCGGCTCCTGGGTCTCGGTGATAGCGTCCTGCGGCTCTGAAGATGGCGGCGCAGGTACTTCTGCAACGGGTTTCTTTTTCGCGCCGATTACGGGCGCATCAGGCGGCGCGAAACCGCCGAATTTCCTTTTCATGCTCTCTCCTACCTCTGCGCGTTTCGCCATGCCCGAAGCAGGGCGCGTTTCGCCTTTGCGTGATAATGCTTTCTAATCGCTGCCCAGAAACCGCGTGCGACCATTGTTTTTGTTCCACCAGGTGCAAGTATGTATTGAGCGTATGGTGCAGTAAATTGCAATTGCCAAGAAACTCCTTGCGTGGTTAGCCGACGGAAAACTCTTAATGATCTTTGCAGACGATGTGTCTGCGCATTGATCGGTAGTCGTGCGCGTGTGCCGCGTTGCCTGCGCGTCCCGGTGAAACTTCTGCCGAACGGATGCCCTTCGCGCCGCAACTGCTCGGAAGACACGCCGCCGCTTGTGAGTCGGATCGCCTCCTGCTTCATCTCTGCCGCGACTTCCGCCGAACCTATGAGCAGAGAGCGCTTCGCCTTCGCCGCCCGGTTCTGCTGATGCGCGGCCAGAGCCTTCGCGCTCGTGAACGTCGCCATGATCTAGCCCCAGGCAACCGCGACGTACACGCTTTCGGTACCGGTTCCGCTGATGTCGAGGTTCTTCGCGCCGCTTCCCACATCGCCCGCGTCATCGTGGAAGTATGCGCCTGCCTCTCCGTTCGGACCGATCACATAAGTGAACGAGGTGCCGAGAGGCGAATAGCCGTTCGACGCGCCTTTTGTGACCGTGATGTTTGCGGTATTGCCGCTCGGTGTCCAGAAGGCCCACGCACGCACCTTCTTGCCGGTTGCGCTTTTGGTAATGGTTGCGCTCCCCTGCACATGGGCAAGGCTCGTCAGGTCTATGGTTGCCGTGCCGGTAGAAAGCGACTTGCTGAAAATGGCATAGTCCTCTACGTCGGGCGTTGTGCCGCTGTCAAGCGCGCGCTCCGTTCCGGCCCCGTCTTTGCGGAGCGTGTCCAGTTGAGTGTCTGTGAACGTGTCGGAGATGACTTCCGTCACGCGCAGTCGCATTAGCCAATCCATCTCAATACTCATGCTCTCGCTCCTATGGGCCGATACCGATGATCTTGACCGGCGAAATGACGTTCAGGGTAAAGGTGACGGTGACGCTATAAGTGCGCTCTGTCGGATCGTCATCGTACTCTCCGCCTATTTGCTCGTTATAGGTCCAGAGATCGTGATAGTAAGGTTGTTCTGTCGTCAGGAGCGCGACGAGCTGGTTCCATCGCTCCGAAGCCGCTTCGAGAATGGTTCCACTGTCAGGATAAGCAAAGGTGCCGGTTATCGCAAATATGTGCGGTATCTTGCACTCTTTCGCGCTTACGCCTCCCCCGGTCGCTTCGGGTAGCCAGGGCAGCATCTCAATCCGCGCTTTGGGGAGTTGGTCTGCCGCGTTCTGCGTCTTCTGCATGTCCAACCGTATCTGTGCCGCACTCCATGCGCTCAGTACATCCGCTTCCAGCAGAGGCAGAATGGCCGCGTTATCGAGTTGCATCGCTCGCCTTGAATATCTGCACCTGCCCGGTCTTCTCTTCCATCAGCATTACCCCGTCGCGCCAGTTGCGGGTAATAATTACGCCGCACTGGTCATCGGCCATATAGACCTGCGGAGTGATTTCCTCTTTGTTCAGGCTCACCCGGTAGTTAGAAAACGTCGGCTGTTTGGCGTGAATGATCACAGTTCTACCTCCATCAGTTCCATCTCACCTTTTCCGTAATTGAGTTCTTCAAAATCCCCGTCTGCGGCATTGAGCATCGCGCGCTGCGTAATGCGAAACTGCATCCCCGTATCCTCCCAGACCACCCGCACCCCATAGGGAAAAACGCCAATCTCGTCCGGCTCACAGCGCAGGGCATAGGGATTGAGGAGTTCCGCGCCCGTCACGCTATCGAAGCGGACACTGCCCCGAATGGGCGCAATCTGTACCGCGCGACTGATGCCGGTTCCTTCTGTCGGAACGGGTACCTTCTTCGTGGTCGGGTCGGGCGTCTCCACCACCGGATAGACCGTCACGGTATGATTGGCAAACAGCAGGCTCATTTCAACCTCGCAGGCGTGAGCATGGGAGCGAGCCGCGCCGGGGTCAGGTACACATAGTTGGGCGCTTCTGGCTCCTCTGCCGGGAAATAGCCCGTAGGCAGGTAGCCCGTCGCCATATAGCCCGCAGGTAGGTAACTCATCAGGTCAGGTCTCCAATCGTAACGACGGTACGCTCGCCTGCGTCATACTCCACCGTGGCCGCGACAGTCGTTTCATCGGCGCGCAGGAACTCTGCGGTGCCGGTCTCGGTCGTGCCTGCCGTACGTGTCAGGATGCCGACGAGGATCGCCCGCAGGAGGCGCAGGGTTTCACGCGGGGTTTCCCCGGTCTCTATCCCATCGGTCAAATCCCACACGCCCGACGCCGAGAGATTATTGAGGGCCGCGATTGCCGCCGCCGTTGCCAACCCACTCTGAATTTCTGTGATAGCATCGGCGGCGAGTTCGCTTGCACCGATGGCATCCGCTGCAATCGCCGATGCCGTTATCGCTCCTGTTGCGATAGAGCCAACCGCCACATTGCCCGACGCGTCCGCCATTGCCGAGAAATCCGCCACATACTGCGCCGACGCGTTGCCAAACGTCTCTATTACAAGGCTAAGGTCGTCCCATTCTTTCGTCGCTGTCTGGTCTACAAATTTGACCACAATACGCGCCGCCTGCATCTCTGTAGCCGACAGACTGACGCGCACGGCAACGCCGCTGGCGGGAGTAGCGGCAGGGAGCGTGGTGATATTGGCGAATGCGCCCCCGTCTTTGCTGATCTGCACATCGCCGCTGGCAAGCGTCGGGTTGGCTTTCAGGTCATTGGAGTTGGCGGTATAGAGACACACCCCGTCTATGGTTGCCGCCGCACCGTATTTACGCAGTATCGTTCCCATCCTTAACTCACCGCCTTGTTTTCCGACTTGCTATCTGATAGCTTTTGAGAGGTGGCAGGGTCGATCTCTTCCTTCATTGGAACTTTTTTGAGGCCAGGATTAGAGCGTGTGCCACCACAACAAGGGAAACAGTGGATCTTAGTTGAGCCTGGATGGTGGCAGGCGCAGGTGCAAGGAACTTCAATATATGTCTGCATATCAACTCACCGCCTTATCAAAATGCAAGCACCAGTTATAGAGGTTTCTGCCGGTCGTTGTGCCTATTTCCGGGTCACTGTCCCTCAAGCATCCTCTTGGCCCAGTCGTTGGCCCTCCGCTGTTTCCTGCCGTGCCAGTGTAGGCATAACGCAATCGCTGCGCACTCGGACTGCCGGGGTCGCCGATCAGGGTAATGATGACCTGCGTGTTGCTGCCGCCGAGCGCGACACTGGAAATCGTTCGCGCTGTGCCTCCGGTCTGTGACCACTCAAAGCCATAGTTGCCAGGGTCGGACACGTTCGTCGTATCGAGTACCAGATTACCGACACGCCCTGCAAACGAAACGGTGATAGTTGCGCCAACCCGGACGATTGAGGTCGGATAGAGCGGATACCACTGAATACCCTGTACGACGTGCTGATAAAACGCCTTTGCGGTGTATTCTCCCATCCACGCATATTCAGTTCCGGTGTCACGATGCACCCCATCAGCGTCGTGAGGCATAAAATAGCCCGCGCCCACCGGGATGATTTTGGTCGGGTTCGCCTCAAACTCACTCAGGATTTTATAAGGCGAAATACCTGTCGCTAAATTGACATTAGCTGCTGCCGTCCAACAGGAGGGCTGCCAGCAAAACATGGGGATAGTGCCTGTCTGACCTGTGAGTGCTTTTATGTCTGTCTCATAGTCGCTCTGCCACTGCCTGATATTGCTGTCATAGGATGCGTTGGACATGTCGCTCTCACCATGCACGCACAAAATCGCAGGCGTGACAATGGTTTCGCTATCGCTATATCCCGGCGCGGAAGAGAGTAATCGAGAGATGACGTTGACTGAATTGTTATAAGGATTCGTCCCTTTTGCCAACCCTGAGTACGCCGTCGCTCCTACGCCAAAATTACCGTGTAGCGTATCCCATAGGTCACTGCTTGCTACTGCTGCTCTGTACTTCGCGGCCAGATGGTTCGCAAACCCACTGCTGATGGTTTCGAGACTGTTTTCGGTCAGAAGCGTCAGACCACCCGGCGCGATACAGGCCGTAGTCGTCCAGACAGTCGGATCGGCATTAGCGGGGTTGCCGCCGAGGTTCGCGGTTGAAAACATCAGGTTTTTATAGGACTGCGATGTGGAGACAACGGGCGTACCCTGCGCTCCTCTTGCCAACGACTGCCCAATCACAGGCACATACCTGAGCGGCCCGGTTTTGGCATACGTCATCCTGCCTAACGCTCTTTGCAAGCGCAGTACATCTTTTGCCAGATTTGCCGCGTCCGTGTCCGAGAACGTGCCATCCGTCACAGCGTAGAATCCACACGTCACGCCGACTGCATGGAGAGCATTAGACGCCGCTAAAACCTGAATAGTCGCGCTGCGTGTGGACAGGGTTGTGGAGGTGGAAACATTGCTATGCAAACCGCCGTTAAGATAGGTTTTCAGCGCAGTTGTGCTGCTTCTCTCCACATGGATAAGCGCAGGGCCAATCGTCCCCGCGTTGCCGGATTGGTCGTAGCGCACCGAACTGATAATGTTCGAGCCGCCCCACCGATTATAAATGCCTTTGCCGCCATTGTTCCACTCTATCGTCATCTGAGGAGACGAGCCATTCCCGACACCCATGTACCAGTATTGGCTTGCGCTCCCCTGTGTGTTCTGCTGGAAGAAAACCAGACCGCCGAGGCCACTGCTCAGACTGGTGTAATTTATCCCGGTCGAGAGGTTGCAAGCCGCTTTGCCCGTAATGCCGTTGCTGCTGAAATCGCCACTTGCAAATCCGGTATTGGTGAGGCTGTTCCCGCTTCCGCTGTAGACCTTGAGTTTAACTAACGCGGCAGTAAGATTCCCGCCGTCGAGCGTACCGCAGTCAAGGAGTTTGTCCCAATAGGCGTTACGCTTGGCGTTTTTGACAAAGCGGTTGTAGGCGTGGCACTGCGTTGGCGTGAGACTGCCTCCTGCCGCTTCTACCCGCGTTCGGTAGGTCATTACCACGTCATCAAAACGCCGCCGATCTGACATTATGCCTCGCACCGATGTCTGCATCTACTCGCTCAATCCTAATCCCCGCTTCATTTGCGGCGTGAGTTCTTGCGTCTTGCTCTCTACGGGTTCCGACTGCGGCGAAACCGTCACATTCTCGACGGTTCCGGCGCTCACGCTCCTATGCTTTGGGCTTATCGCTTGGCCCGTTGGTTTTCAGCATCGTCGCCAACGCACCGCCGACTACGCCGCCCAACGCCATAATAAATGGGTTGACGTTCCCCTTCGTCACAAATTCTATCGTAGAGAGGCAGGCGAGAACGGGGATAACTACGGCCACCAGTAAACGGATGATGAGCAACTGCGTTTCATGTTCCTGCTTGTTCGTCACCTCTGGCATCATCCTCTCTGTTACTCTGTCCAGGGCGTTCGGGCGCTTCTCTTCGCGCCCCTTTGCGCGGTCTTTCGCAAGTCTGGTACTAATTTCCAAATCGGTCATTGCAGGTGTCTCCTGTGATTTGTGGTCACAGGAGTGTCCTGAATGCGGGAGTGCTTGCGTCTCCTGTGCCTATCTGTTAGCTATTTCACAGCATCCTCGTGAAAACTGTGTTATTCTGTTGATGCTCGTTAAGGTTCAAGCGGCCTTAACGGGAAGTCGGGAGAGGTTTGCCTGAGAACTTACCTCTCCCGGCGGTCGGGTTTCTGAATTACGGTTCTACGGCCCAGGTGCCGACTATCCCCATCACCTGCCACTCTCCCGTTTTGGTGCAGCGCAGCCGGACGTAATCCCCAATGGTGGAACTGCCGATATACTTGCCCGCGCCGCCCTGAGAGCCGCCGACGCTGTTATTGGTCGTCTCCGTAGAATTCGGGTCAATCCGCAGGGCTTGCGCCGCCTGTACGTAGAAGGCATATTCGCGCCCGACTATGGCGGTCGGCAGAGTATAGGTAACGGTTCCCGCCGCGCCCTTGTTGGAGAAGGACTGCCCATTCTCAGACGCAGAGAGCGTCTTACTGCTGGCGTTGTTTTCGATCACCTCGAAATCCCACAGCCCGGTTACTGCCGGATACTCTACAATGCCGTCGTCCGCGTCGTTGGAACGGACATAGGCACTGACGGTGATGCTGTCGGAGTTCTGCAGGAGGCATCCATTAACACCCGTCAGCGTCGTATAGGCGGGCGCGCAGAACGTGTTGTTGACAATCGTGCCGAGTACGATGTCTGCCGAAAGCGACAGGTTACTCATGGTGAAGAGCAGGCAGTACTGCGCGGCAGTCGTCGGCGCGCTCGTGATAGCAAAGCTGCCACCCGTCAGCGAGGCTCCGCTGCCACTGAGGACATGCGGGTACGCGTACCGACTGCCCAGCGTGACGGTGTAGGGTCCGCCTGCGCTGCCCGATACGGTCACATTCCCGGTTCCCACATTCGCCAGAGCCTCAATCGCCGACTGCACCGCCGACGACGCGGCATTGTAGGCAATCGTCGCGGTCGTCAGTCCGTTCACGGTAAGCGTAAAGGTGCCTGCGCTCGGACTCCCCAGCGTGGCGGTGTAGACTGCGGGACCGCCCGGATTGCAGAACTTGTTGCCCTCGAATTTATAATTGAGGCGGTTATTGACAATCGGGGCCGTCGTCGTCACGCGTACATAGCAGCAGTTGCGCCCGGACATATAGACCGTATTGTTCTGCACGGTCAACCCGATAGAGTTCAGACTGTAGAGGCCATAGGTCGTGCAGTTATGGATGATGTTGCCCTGATAGATCACATCCCGGCAGGTCGTGGCAAAGAGCGCGCCGCCGTTCGTGTCCGCGCCGTCCGAGTTGACAACGTTGTTGCGGAACGTGACGCCGTTCAGAGTATTGGCGCGAATCGCCATGCCGCCGGACTGGTGGATACGGTTGCCTTCAAAGAGCGTCCGGGTAATCGGGGCATTCGAGCCGGTGAAATCTATCGCGCCGTTCGTGATCGCATCATGCCCCGACGTTCCCGGCACCCACTGCCCCCAGATGTCGTTGCCGATAATCTGAATATCGTGCATCGGCTTGCTCGCCGAGGTCTGCGCGTAGATGCAGGATTTGTTGGTGGAGAGCAGTGAGTTATTGATTACCCGCAGATGGTTGACTTTGTTGATCTCCACGCACCGCCAGGGGACTTCAATCACGTTCGACTGAATCAGCGTGTTGTTCATGTAGGTATTACCTGACGAGGTTCCCGCCAGCTTGATACCGCCCGCCGGGTTGGTTCCATCCGTGCGTGTCGAGCGCATGACGTTCCCGATGATCTGCACATCCTGACTATCGTTTCCGGCAATCGGACAGAAGACGCCCCAATCGCGGAAGTTTTCAAAGGTGTTGCCTTCGATGATAATGCCACGCGGCGGCGCTTCACTGCCGCCCGACGTGTGAATATCTACCGCCTGTCCGCCGCCGTAGGTCGTGCAGCCCTTCACGAGAACATTCGTGGCGTCGTTGATGTCCACGAACTGATCGTCGTTATCGTAGCCATCCCAATGCACGCCGAGGATGCTGATACGATCTCCCACACAGTCAATGCCTTCGCCGGAATACCAACTGCCCCCGACCACGACGAGTTTTTCGGTATCGTCGCGCAGGTCAATCGTGGATTCGTTCACCTGATCGGAGTGGCAGTTTGTGATAAAGCTGTTGGTGAAACCCTGGAAGACCGAACCGGCCCAGCCGCCCCGATGCTGCAGGTAGTCTATGTGGCAGTTATCCGCAAAGAAAATCCCGATACCCCCGATGCCATAGGTAGACATGGGATACGTGCCACCATTGAGCAGGACGAGGTAGGTATCGCCTGCACCTGCCTGCGTGCCTACCCACGCAGCCGTTCCGGTGTTATAGTCCACCGTCGCGGCAATCTGCGTGCCGGTGTTGTAACTGCTGACGTAGCGGATCTGCCCCGCACCCGCGCCGGTCTGGAAGAACAGAATGGAGTTCGCGGCAATCGCGCCCGTTGCCGTAGAGGCGAGTTTGACTTCCCCCGTCGAGAGCGCGCCCTGCGTGGGGAGGGTTCCCGTCGTCAGGCGATTCGTGCCGTCCTGCAGCGCGTAGACATTGGTAGCGATATTGCGGATGACTACATTGGAAATCTGGTGGTCAATGTCGGTTCCCCGGAATATCAGCATTTTGCTGTTTCCCGCCGTCGCCATTGCCGTGTCCGTATATTTGAATTCCGCAATTCCGCCGGTACAGGTGAGCGTAATATCGCCGCGCGTCTTGACGATCTGCCCGGATAGCATAATCGTTCCGGCAGGCAGGTCCAGCGTCCCTCCCGTCGGCGTGGCATCTATGGCATTACTGAGGGCCGTTTTGCTGTCGGTTACGCCGTCCGCGATGACATCATAGGCGCGAGCATCCACCACCGGCAGGTTCGTCAGTTCCGAATAGTCCGACGTGCCACCACCGCCGCTCTCTTCCACAATGTCGCTGATGAACTCCGAGAAGTCCTTATTTGGCGTAATAATATCGCGTCTTCCAGCCATGTTAAAGTCCTCTCAGAAGTGCGTACTCTTCCGCATCCTCATAGCCGCCGAGCGGAGACAGAACCGAATTCGGCATCATGCTGCCCGTCCTGCCGCGTGTGTCGAGCGGGGTCGTGTAGCCGATGCAGTCCACATTGCGGAGCGCTTTCCACCCTTCCGTCTCCCACGTCGCTTCAATCCGAACCGCTGCGGTGGCCGTAGTGGCCTGATACTCGATCTCTAAATCACCCTGTTTCTTGCGCTTCACCTCGCCGGTACTCGTCGCGCCCAGCGTCGGGCGAATCTGCCCTGCCGCAAAATAGGCGAGCGCGTCATCGAAGGCGTAGCGGTCTTCTCCCGTCAGTGCGTTGTAACTCCCGATGCAGGGGAACTGCTTCGTGAGGCGGCGGGTGAGGCGGGCGAGTTCGCGGTCTATGCGGCTATCAGGAACCTGTGTGATAGATTTATCCAGCAGTTCCCGCACGGTCGCATACAGATCGGTCCAGGCGGCGAAATACTCCTCAATGCGGGTGAGGGGATTATCCGCGCCGACATCCATGCTCCACTTCGCCCGGTACACGCCCGCCTGCTCAAAGACGACAACGGCAGACAGGGTATGCGTGAGGGCGGAGGTGTTATAGGAGGGCGAGACGGAGACAACAGACGCCGGATCGGATTCCATGCCGTCGGGTTGCAGAATGACGACGGAGGGCGCATTGTCGAACACAAACGCGCTCTCGCCGGTCTCCGTGTGCCGAATGGTCCGCGTCTCCCCCGCTATCATTGGTCACCTGCAGGTTTCACAGGGGACGGAGTGACAGGAGCCGCCACAGTCGCAGGTGTTTGCGCCTGCTTCACTTCCGCCAGCAGTTTCGCGTTGTCGGCTTTCAACTGCTCGACCTGCGTTTTTAACTGCTCAATGGCAGAGAGTTGCGACTGCAGCGCGTCGGCTTCCTCACTGGCGTTCTTGGCGTCCTTTTTGGCTTCCCTCAGCTTGGCCTTATGCGCCTTATGACCGGCGACAATGCGCTCCAACACGTCCGCCTGCGCTTCGGCGCGGTAAGTGGTTGTCTTGTCCAGATCGGTGTGCCGGGTGTTGAGCGAGGCGAGCGTGTCGTCAGGGAGGTCGAAGTCTCGTGCGAGAACTTCGACCGACGCCTGAATCCTATCGTTCGCCTGCTTATAGCGTTCTGCGAGTAGATAGTGCATGTCATCCCCTCACTACGCCATAGGCGAGGTATAGTTGCTCGGTATGCTGTAGGTCGCGTTATCCGTCTCGTACACAATCGCGCCGACGCGGTTCCACGCACCAAAACCCGCCCGACGCAGGAACTGGCGCTCCCACCAGGGTACGTTTTCGCGCTCTCCGATCATCTGATAACCGCGCAGGTTATCCTCTGCATCTTCGCGCATCGCCAGCGGCTTCTCACCACCGGGCATGATACCAATGAGGTAGTTATCCGGGATCGTCGTCCACTCAGACACAAACGCGCCCGCCGACTCCAGATAGCCGAAGACTTCGCCGGGAATGCTCTGCGGAACGCGCCCGGTGAGCGTGGTTGTCACGGTGCCATAGGAGAGATTAGGGTCCGAGATCGGAACGAAGTCGGTAAAGCCCTGCACCGTCGCTTTGCTCGCCGTTGGCACGAACAAGACGACGGGGCCGCTTCCGTTCTCAGGATGCTCCTTCAGGTTTGCCGCTGCCGCTGCCGCAATCGTGGTCGTGAGCGAAGACGCACCCAGCACATGCGTATCGGTTGCCATTGCTGCCGCATTCTTGAACTGGTAGGTCACAGTGTCGCCGTTCGCCAGTCCATACACGGAAATGTCACCGTTACGTTTGTCGGGGAAGGTCCAGGGGTTCGTACTGGACTTATAGAAGAGCGCCGCGAGAATGTGGTCACGTACCCAGTTGATGTCGGCAAGCTGTGCCGTCACCAGTTCCTGCGAGAGTTCTTCTACCGTCATCTTCTGCCGGGTGACGTAGTTTGCGCCCCACGCATGAGCACCCGCCTGGATGGGAAACCCAATCGTGTAGTAGTTGATACCCTGCACCGGGAGCGCGCGCCCGTCTTCGTCTACCGGCTGCAGTCGTGCATTCACCGGCGTTTTGAAACGCATCTGAATTTCGGTCGTGCGTCGGCAGAAGGTATCTATAACCGTGTTGATGAGCGCATTATGCGCCGCCAGCGTCTGGTTGATCGCATCCGTTACCTCCTCAATCGGGAGGGTAGAGACGCGACGGTCTTTCAGGTTATCCTGATTCAAAAGTCCCATTAAAACAGCCATTCACGTCTCTCCTTAAGGAACGTCAATCTCAAGAATCTTGGTCGGGGAGGTGCCGAGCAGTTCGGCAGTGGACGGAACCACGCGCCCCAGCAGCACGCTCGTAGTACCTGCCGCGTCTGCAATGCGCCCTACGGTGTCCGACAGGTAGACTGCCGCGTCGTAGGCAATGGAGAGCGTCCAGCCGCTCATGCGCCCGCGCTTGATCGCGGTACACGCCATGCCACTCTTCACGGTCTGGGTTGCGATGCCATAAGGCCGCGTCGTACCGGAACCGTTCGCGTCCGCAACGTCGAATTTACCGGCACTCGTGATATACACCGGAGCGCCTGCCGTAATATCCGCTGCCGCCACGAGCGTTAACTGCCGCTCTGGAATGCCTACAACCTTCACGCGGTCGGCAGTCGTCAAAGCAATGTCTGCCATTCTCTGTTTCTCCTGATCTCTGCCGCCGTCGTTTCCGGTCGGCTATCCTCAAAACGCGGCTGCGGTTTCCCGCACTTTGGCCGCTCTGGTCTTCTCGTCTAAAACCGTTGCGCCGCCGTCCTTGCTTCTATCGCCTCCTTCGAGGTTCGGAGCAACGGGTTTGTACTTACTGCGCGCCCATTTGTCGAGTTCAGTGGCAATCAGTTTTGCGTGCTGCTCGACTTCCTCTTGCGTTTCGCCGGTCAGCAAGTCGGAGAGTGCTTCCGGCAACTGATGAGTCAAAACGGCTTTGGAGGAAAACAGTTTGCGCTCCGCGTCTTTTGCTTTGCGCTCTGCTTCCGCAATTTTCTGCTGCAGTTTCTCTTGCGCTTTGGCAAGTTTCTCTGCCTCCGAAAGTTTGCTGTTCTCCAACGCTTCCAGCCGGTCCAGCAACTCTTGCTTTTCGTTGTTGAGTTGCTTGATCTCTAAGGCTTTGCGTTGGTTTTCCCGCGCAAAGCGGTCTGAAGGCTGATCGTCTGTCGGTGTCTCGATTTCCGGTGCTTCTTCGCCTGAAGCGGGTTTTGCGTCACGGCTACCTCCCAGAGGCTCCCCGCTGCCACCCAGTGGCGCGACGCTTCCGCCTCCATCCTGCCCAGCAGAATAAAAGCGGAGGTTGCGAGTAAACATGTCTTATCTCCCTGAAACACAAAAAGCCCGCTTACACCTCACGCGGCCTTTCGGCGGAGCGAAGTATAAGCGGGCGGATTGATCTGTCCACATTGTGGACAAAGTAGCGGCCCCGATATTAAGTTATTAGGTCACACTATCGTCAAAGATTCAAATATAAAAACAGTTGGCATCCTTCCAGATAACCGAGGCAATTTCTCTTTTGATTAAATGCACCAGGTATTCCTAAATCAATAATAGCGGGATCGTTGGCAGGGATAAAATCTCTATGGGTTCGTAACGCCTTTGATTCCTCCAAAGAAATATAGGCATCGTGCGCGCTGAGTTCATACCTCTGCAGAAACCTGTCTTTTGCGTCGTATATGGCGGTTTCAACAGTACGCCAGTCCCCCACAGGAAGCCATTTCTCAACATCTACCCAATGATTATGTTGTTTATCGCCTATCCTCATACGTTCATTGTAACAGTTTTACGTCTTACTGTCAACTGTCGCCATTTTCGCGATGGCTGCCGCTTCCTGCCTGAGCGCCTTTAACTGCTCCTCGACGGCGGAAATCTCTCGCAGTTTCGCCCGGTATTGCTGTGTATAGAGTTCGCGGAGTTGGTCACTCATCGTTGTCTATCATCGCCTGAGCAGAGGGATTTTCGCACATAAAGCCACACTGTGGGCATTCCAGGCGCGGGACGCCTAACGGATGCACAGAAACATGACGGTATCCGCACTCCTCGCACACAATCCAGCAGACTTCATGTGGATCATACTCTTCGGCGGTTATGGCGACTTCTACTGTTAAATCATCGATGCTCATAGTACATAGCTCTCCTGCCCGTTTCGCGTCTCCACAGTACACCTGCAGCGCACCATGCAGCGCGTGTGGCCTTCTCCCGGCATAAATCGAAAGGTAGATAACGGCCTCCAACCATACGACGCCTCACGGATGCAATCGGTACACGATTCATTCGCATGTCGCTTCCACAGAGCCTCAATAGTGGGATCGGATGCAATAAGAGTTTCCTTAAAAGCGGAATTCGCGGTTCCCCCAAGCCTTAGCGAATAGAGTGCGAACCGTGCCTTACGCTGCCCTGCTCCTACGCCTCCCTGCGTTTTCGGCGCATACCGTCCTGCGGCTAAATCCCGCGCGAACCCGATGATAAACTGCTGCTGTTCCCGGCTGGCATTCGCGGCAACCCGAATTGCAACATCAGACGGCGGGTTGTGTCGCTGCGCGCGATACGATCCAAGCACGGCGGCGCGGGCGTGGGCATAATCGAGAACTCCCTGAGCCTCCACAACGAAATTAGCAGGGGAGAGACTGCCCGACGCTACCTGCCCGGCGAGACGGTCCAGGCTGGCCGTCGTTTTGATCTGTAGTTCTCGGAGGGTGTTGGCGCGTATCAAAATTTAGGCTCCTTGCCTTGAGGCCAACCATCAAAAGATTCCAACCCCATAATTACCTGCTTAGGAACATAGACAGAATTCCCACACTTTGAGCATTGCAGATACCAACGGCCTTCGGTTATATCGAAGTGGTAGGTATCGAAATGGAATGCTCTGTTGAACAATCTCCCCCACCAACATTTAAGCCTTTGTGTCATGCTCGGTCATTCCTCGCCGTCCAGACCTGCTCCTCATGGATAGTAACGTGTCCACATTGTGGACATTCGCTGGCGAGTGTTCCCGGTTTCGGCGGGTACAGCGTTCCACACGCGCAACAAACGCAGGGTATCACTTCACCTTTTTCCAGATAGAGCGAACCGTCAGGCTGGATTCTCATACCGCCGCCTTATCCGTAATCTGTGCAATCTCCTCAACCCGGCTCACTTCCTCTTTCCGTTGCCGCGCCTCTTCTGCGTCACGGGCCTTCAGGTAGGAATTTATCTTCTCTATCGGCCAATCGTGATCTCTGAGGTACAGTTCCAGCGGATAGGTTGCGCTAATTGCCTTATTTGCACCTTCCCAGAACGCTTGATCTGCAAGAGACGCCTGCAGTTCACCGAGTTGCGACACATCGTTGAAGACAGCGGTTATCAGGGCTTTCTCGTCGAGTTTCACATCGCCAAACGTGTTGGCAATCTCTACGCATCTATGCGCGACGGTAGCCCAACAGGACGCGAATTTAGCCCGCTGTGCATTCGCTTTGTTGATGGCAGGCTGTTCGGCTCTGAGGAGTGCTTCGCCGGAAGGCCAATCGCCCGTAATAGCGTGAAGCGGTGTGCGTGTCATACGGCACATAGCGCGCAAGACGAGCATATAGGCATCTGATAGCTGTTTGATGTCGCCCGCAGGCAACACGCCAAACTGAGTATTCAAAGGAGGCAGTGAAGGGTCATCAGGGGCAAGTGAAGTCAAGAATGCCCCGGGCCCGATAGTAAGAGGGATTTCCTGCCCTGTGCTGTCGCGGTTGGGAACATAATTTGACGCCGTGTACATCTGAAACGCCGTCATGCGCGCCGCTACATCTATATCGTATCGCTTATCGTTGAGGCTGTCCTGGTTGCCGAGAAAGCCACCACTCACTGCCGACGCGCCATAGTTACCGATCTCTTTGTCCGCGTTAGGGAAATGGATGACGGGAATGTGCAGGGGCGAACCGTCGCGCTTCTGCCACAACTCCTCAGATGGCAGTGTAGCGGTCTGATATGGCTTCCACTCGCCACCCTCGGAAATGTACCGCTCTATCCGATCCTCATAGTAAATGACGCGTCGCTGAACGCTGTTGCGGTCAATGACCGTCTTCCACTCCTTCACAGCGTACAGGGGCAAATCGTCATCATCATAGGCGAGGAACATGCCCGACTCGCCATTCCACGCTAACTCTTTTTGAATGAGTATACGCTGTCGGGTCGGATGCCACGAGGCAAGCAGATAGAAGTTGCCGTCACGAATGGCGCTTCTGTGGGTATCGCGCTGCAGGCTGTCCAGGTTGTTCTCAATCCACACCTGACGGCGCAAGAACTCTTTCTCTGCCTGCTTCTTCGGATTGTCGGGATCGTCTTCCACATCGAAGCGAAGCAACTCTAAGCGGTCGGCATTATCCGCAATCACTTGATCCGTCACATTGTCGCTGAAGAGGATCACACGCGGGTCGGAGAGTCCTGCCAGGAACTGCTCGGTGCCAGGAGAGACGGTGTTGCGCTGTTTGCCAACGGCATAGTCACGGTAGCGCTTCACCACATTGGCGACATCGGCGTCGGGTAGCGATTTGGTCATCGCCTCCCGGTCATCGGCTATCCGCTCGTGCATCGCTTCGATTGTGTACTGAGGTAAGGGCATTTATTCGTATTCGCTCATGGTTCTGCGCGGTTGCAGGTAGTTGAAGCTCTGAACGGGTTTGCGCTCTTTGGCAGAGATTGCGAACGCCAGATTGAGCGCGTCGGCGTCGTCTGGGCTTCGGCCTATGCGTTTCTTCGTCTCTTCTTTTTTCTCGACTACTCTGCGCCCCTGGCTGTCCAGAGCGTACAGCGGAGCCATTACCTGACGGCGTATCAGGTTCCGGCTGTAGTCACTCAAACGCGAGAGGTCTAATCTTCCCTCATCGGCGCGTTCGGCAACGGTGAACCACAGTTCAGAGCGTTTGTTCGGGTAGTCCTTTTCCTGAATCGCCTTGTTCGCACCGGACACCGGAAGGAAGTTGAACCCGCCTTTTTGATCGACTACACCACCGCCCACGCCGTCATCGTCTATCTTTACTGCGATACTTTCGGGCTTTTCTCCGGTTCGGGCAAACTGCTTGCAGAGTTGTTTGAGCCTGCCTGCGGTTTGCTCGGTACTCCATCCGTTGTGTGTCTCATGATGCAGTACAACATTTCCGCAACGCACCAAAAGAGAAGTGAAATCGTCACCGAACCGAGCAACATCACAACCGATTTCCACAGGCTCACTGTTGTCTATCTCCTGCGCGTTCAGTGTGGCTAACCACTGCGGTTCTGTCCAGACCGAATTACTTCCTGCGCTCGGCCATCTGCCAAGAACACGCGCCTCAAAGAGCGGTCCCGGTCTATACCAGACACCATCCCATTCAAAATCGGAAGAACGCTTATCTTCCGGCTCTATCGGCGTACACCAATCGGTAACGCGCTGATTTACCCATTCCAGGCGAACCGCAGACGGATACGGAGCGGGAAGCCCCTGCATCTCTGCCTGAATGTTCGGATGGTCTACTCCTGAAAGCGTCAGCGTGTGGAACCTGCCTGTCAGTTCCTCTTCATAAGCGCGTGATGCGCTATCGGTCGGGTTCAGCAGAACGAGCCAATAGCAGTTATCGCTCGTCATCATGCCTTCTGCCGATTCCCAATAAGGAGCGGTGATGCCCGTCCCTTCATCGAAAATAATAAAGACGTTCGCCTCGTGCCGTCCCTGAAAGGCCGTGCCTGTGCTGGCGGTGTAGCCGACCGCGTAATGGTTCGGGCTGCTCTCCATCCGGGAGGCTTTCGGCTGAAGTCCCGGTCTGCCCTTGCGTTGTACCCGTACCTCTTTCCAGAGTGCGTCATCTACCTGCTGTGCGGTTGGTGCCGTCGTTAAGCATATCCCCGGATTGAAGCAGTCATACCACCAGTTGACAAGACCACCAGCCAGAAACGTCTTTCCCGGCCCATTGCCCGCTTTCACCATGACACGGCGATACTTCAGCAGCGCGTCTACAATCTGCTTCTGTTGTTCGTGCCACTGCACCTGCAAGACGTTCTCGGCGTATGCAAACGGATCGGCGCGATAGATGCCGTACTTATCCCCGGCGAGTCGGTTCTGCTTCTCCTGCGCCAATCTCTGCAATACCTGCGCCTGCATCTTCGGGGAACAGTTCGGCAAGCAGGTCAGCAGCTTCTCTATCTGCTCGGTGCGTGATATTGTCGCCCCATTCAACGCGTCGTCTCCGTTTTAGCCAACTCTCAGCGGCACGCCAATCGCCCGGTTCTTTCTCCGTACCGCGTGCCGCTTTTGCGATTACCGCCGTGAACATCGCCTCGGCTTCAGCCTCTGCGCGTGTAACGGCTCCCCAAAACTCCTCATAATCGCTCATCCATCGGCGGAACGTTTCGTATCCGATACCGAGAGATTCAGCCGCCGCCATACGGGTGCATCCTGTCTTCAGCCGGTTGCAGATAGCGTCTCGCATGGCTGCGCTGTATTTAGTCGGTCGTGCCATTTACTAACTCTGCTGTCTTTCCTGTTGCCTTTTCCCATCGGGTGAGGATAACGTCGCAATGCTTTGCGCTGATTTCGATGCCGAGTGCTTTTCTGTCGTTCAACTCAGCAGCCATCAGCGTTGTACCGCTCCCCATGAATGGGTCATAAATTACGTCGCCTTTATCGGAGAACGCTTTTATAAAGAAGTCTGGTAAAGCCACGGGATAGGCTGCGCTGTGGTCACCTGTGGATGCAGATGCACACTCAATAACATTAGAAGGGCGAGCTATACCCTTTTTCTCTGCTGTGGCTTTTTCACCAAGTAGCCCACTCCCTGTTTTAGTCTTCGCAGTGTTCGGAGAATACTCAAAGACTGCATCACTTTCAGTTCCCACACTGTAAGGATTAAACTTTATGGAATGGTTCTTTGCGTAGTGAAAAACAGGCTCCCAAGCATCTTTGAATCTGTTGTTCCAACCGCCCGGAACACCGTTCTTAGTATCACGCCAGCAAAACTCATCAACGAAAAGCCATCCCCACTCACGTACATGGGCTATCGTCAAATCTTTCACGTAAAGATGTCTCTGCCCACTGTCGCAGTGTTCTTTGATGTTCAAGAAGAACGAGCCATCATCAGCAAGAAACGCGGATATATTCGCCTGCACTTCATAGAACCAATCTTTATACTCATCGGGATCTATAGGCATGAATCCGCTTGTTTCGTCGTATGTGCGCTGGCTGGCATAAGGCGGTGAAGTCACAGCAACATTTATCTTCTCTTTACCAATCAGCTTTTCCACATCGGAGAAGTTGCGGCTATCCCCACACAGCAGCCGATGACGCCCTAACTGCCACAAATCCCCCGGCTTGCACCGTGTCTCCGCACTCTCCGGTATTGCGTCCGGGTCGGCGTCTTCCAGCAGTCCGCTCTCTACGTCCGTGTGCAACTCTGCGAGAAGCGCGTCCAACTCATTCTCAAAGAACAGCCCGTCAAAGTTAAAGCCCTCGTCAAGCAGTGTCCTGATTTCGTCGGTGTCCCACTCTGCCAACTCTCCTGCCCGGTTATCGAAGAGGGCAAGCCGCGTCTTCTGCTCCTGCGTCAGTCCTTTGCGCTTCACGGCAATAATCTCGTTGCCGTCCGCTTCGATAATCCGCACATTCTCGATACCGACTTGCCCTGCCGCTTCAATGACGCCATTCCCGGCGAGGATTATGTTGTCTTCGTCAATGACAATGGAACGCGCTGCGCCGACTTCCTGCAACGACTGCATGATCGCGCCCATATTGCGCTGCGGGTGTTTGCGAGCATTCCGTTTATCAAATTGGAGATCAGAGAGTTTTGCCATAGTCGCCTACTTCGTCTTCTTTCTTGGGTCTTCCTGCGGGCATAATGTGTTAAGGTGCCTTGAGACGCTGGCTGATTGCGGTCTGCATCGCCTCGCTATATTTCGTGCGTCGTGCCATTCATTAACTCTGCGGTCTTCCCGGTTGCGCGTTCCCATCGGGTGAGGATAACGTCAACGTTCGAAGGTTCTAATTCTATTGCGTAGGCTGTACGCTTGCACGATTCAGCAGCGACTATTCCACTGCCTGAGCCTGCGAACGGGTCAAATACTAAATCATTAAGGCGCGTGAATGTCTCGTATGCAGTCGTGAATAACTCAACGGGCTTTTGTGTCGCGTGTTGGTAACTGCCTGCGGCGTCTTTGCCTATGCTCCAGACGGTTCCTATACGCTTGCCTATGATTTCTGCGCCTCGGTTGTAGGCTAACAGCATCTCATAGTCTGTCAACAGACTATGAGACAAATCACCCATACCACCGCCGCCTTTGTCCCATATAATCACGTTCTGCAGTTTGCCCAACGGTTCGCAGGCATCCATCCATTCACGAATAACTTTCCAACTTGTGCAGACAATCACCCACCCATCAGAACACATCGGCAATAGCGGCAGGTAATCGGAAAGAATGCAATCATCATTTGTCAGCACTTCGAACTTAGGGCTCTTGGTTCGCATGTTGCTCTGATACTCGTACCCATACGGCGGGTCACTAAATACCAGAGAGGCACGCTTGCCTTCGAACAGTGATTCGATATGTTGAGGGTTCGTGCTATCCCCACACAGCAACCTATGCCGTCCCAACTGCCATAAATCCCCCGGTTTACAGCGTGTCTCCACCTCTGCCGGTATTGCGTCAGGATCGGCGTCTTCCAGCAGCCCGCTCTCTACTTCGCCCACCGCGCCGAGCAATGCTTCCAACTCATTCTCGAAGAACCAATCCCCCACCTCAACGCCTGCACCTATCAAGTCTTCCAGCACACTGCCATCAAACTCAATACCCGTCTGTGCTGTCCTGTTGAGCGCAATCGCCGCCTCACGCCCGCGCTTCGTAGTCAGGTCTAAATCACTCCTCCTGACATACACCGGGCGCGTGCCGTCTGTCTCTACGATGATAGGGTCGTCTAACCCTAAATCTGCTGCCACTTCGGTGCGCTTGTTACCGCCGACAATGTTATCGTTTTTGTCCAGCACTCCCGGCTCAAGAAAGCCGAACTTACGCATGGACTGCTCTAACTGAGCGCGTCCGCGTACCGTGCCTTTGTTTGCGTTCTTATCGTCAGGCGTAAGGTCTGAGAGTTTTGCCATAGTGCCTAATTCGTCGGGTTCGCAACCGCCGTATACACGGACACGCTGCCCGATTCCACTTTCGCATTCGTAACCGTGAAATCGTCGGATAGCCCCCGAACACTGACTTTGCCGTCCGCCACTTCGACAAACACCGCCGCGCCTTCGCGCTGTATCCGGGTTCCAAACGTACCGGATGCTGCGAGTTTGACGCCGCTTACCGTGCGCTCTACCGCCGTCACGTCGCCGGTGAAATATTCGGTCTGATCGTTCCAGGCGGGAGGCCCAACGCTCAGTTGCCCCTTCGCGTCTTTGCCCTGCAGACCGGCGCTTGCGTAGACCTTGAAGAGCGGAATATCCGGGTTTGCGATGACGGCGTTGATGTTGCACACGCGTTGTAGTGGTGTTGCCATTTGCCTTGCCTTTCCCAAAAACACAAAAACGCCCGCGCCTCGACAGTAGCCTCTTTCGGAGGCGTCGAGACACGGGCTGATTTACCGTGACAGAAAATCCAGATTCAGTTATTGCGGGTAACGGAATCGCACCGTTTCCTCAGTGGTTATGAGCCACGCGGCTTAACTTTTTGCCCTACCCACACGTTCATTTTAACAGTATTACGTATGCGTGTCAAGTACTTGTTCGATTTCCGCCGTTATTTTGCGTCCACAACCCAAACACCGCCCCTGAATGGTCATGCGTGAAGAAGTAACCATAACCGAGATTTCGCGCAATCGGTAGGAAAATAGAAGGCCTTTGCCACGCACTTGAGGCCAACAAACCACTAACTGACAACGTAAATTGGGGCAGCAGATCGGTTCGGGCATGGTTATTCCTTCTCGTCCTCCATCGCGTCCAACTCCCGAATAATCGTTTCCAGCATCGGGCGCAGCAGACAGTCTTCGCGCAGAATAATATCCCGGTTCCGCGTGCGTCGAAACTCCTGCGCTTTGGTGAAGAGCCGTTTGCCGACTTCGGTTTCCGTCCAATTATCCGGCATTTTCAACCTTCCTCACGCAGCAACGCTTCACACAGGGGAGATAGTCGTCTCCGTAGGGGCAGCAACCTCCCTGTTGCTGGAAATGAGCGCAGGACGGCCTTCCTGGCGCAGGTTTGGGCGCAGTCTCCTTCTCCGCCTCCCATGCCTCGACTTTCTCAATCAGAATCTCCAGCGACGGGTTATCACTCAGCAATACCCCTCGCGCCTCCGGTGCATGTTGTAGGTAACGGATTAGGGTTTTCGCCGCCTGTACCACCGTCTCTGCTTTATGCGCCCGCTCAGTTAGCTCACCGGCATAGTCAATCGTGAGGCGGAACTTCTCTTCCGCTTTCTCCGCCCGCTCTATCGCCTCCATAAACGCCGCATTCGCCAACACCTGCGCCTCCGTCACCTGATCCTCGCTCAATTCAGCCTGTCGCGCCTGCATCAGCGACATAAGGGCGTCACGTTCGGTTTCCGCCTTCTCCGCCCTCGCTTTCCACTCATTCAGCACGCAGCCGGTATGTTCCGCCAATCGGCAGAACTTCGTACCGTCGTTCCCTGTCGCCACGTAGGGACAAGTCTCCTCACTCATGCTTCATTTTCTCCTGACTATTTTGAAAATAGTTTGATTATTTTCGATATATATCTTGATTTATTCTTGAATATGCTCTATAATAAGCATGTAAGACAAAACAAACACTTTCCACTAAGGAGACAACGACAATG